TCTTCTAACCCAATGCAGATGGTCTTGCCTTCTTACAGGTCTTTCACCAACAGTGCCGCAATCACAACTGCGGGAACTTCAGTCAGTTTTCCAATTCCGGCCAAGTACAGCAGTCTCAAGAACATCTTCGTCGCCACAAGAACCTCCGTGGGTGCCGAGGGATTGTATCCCAACTCCCACTGCAAATATGGTCTCACCTCTTATTCTTTCAGGGTCGGTGCGGAAGTGCTACCCTCGACTCAGCCTGCTTCGGTCCCAGAGTTTTATTCTGAGGCTGTCAAATGCTTTGGCTCCCTTGCTGATTTGGCTTTCCAGCCCTCGGTTGATTTGGTTTCTTACTCATTAGATGTCCCCGCCGCCACAATTACCACTTCTGGTAATGCTTCTCTGCTTGATTCCGGTTCCTTCGTTGTTGGTATTGATATGGAAGTGTATAGCAATGCCGATAAGAGTTCCATTTTTGCCGGAACGAACACCAACAATTCCGACATCTTCTTCAATGCGAATTTCACACCCGCGGGCAATGTTACCATCCTCCAAACTGCGTTTTCTGCATATGACCAGGTGCTAGTTGCAGAAAATGGAGTAATGTACGCCCGCTATTAAGAATGGGGTTTTTGTTGTTAAGTAAAACATATTATAATAAATGTCTGTTTATTATAATAAGCATTAGCGAAATATTTATCGCCTCATTAAATTAGGATTGTTGGTTGTAGCGGTTTCATCATCAGGTATTCCGTGAATTTCAAACATGAACTCGGTATGTCCATATATTAGAAGATTGGTTAGAGGTTGATAGGCAGTTTGTGTATTAGCAATAACCATTTGAATCATAATAGTGGGATTATCTGATGTTTTGCTAAATGTGTAAGAAGGTGATTGCCCGTCGGCATAATTTACGACGGCTCCGACTCCCTGTCCTGCTGTTGTTGCTAAAATGGGTAATACAGCATTGCAAAGTTGAACCCTACTGCCTGTTTTAGACGATGAACCCTGATTATAAGGAGCTGGTTCAAATGGCAATCCACTCAAATAAATACTTACAGAACGGGCATCAGTGGTTGCGGCGGTTGCGGCAGCAACAGAAGTGGTGCACTGGCCTTGCCAAAATGAATTAAGGCGAATATGGAACTTATTATATTTCTCATAATAAGCGTCGCCCATTGCTTGACGGAAATTTACATTATTCCAAATCATGGTGTTTCTGTTATCGGCCACAGAACCAGCAGCAGTCACAACAGCAGCACCTACATTTGAAAAATATACTGTATTTACATTGCTCGGATTAATATCATAGGAGCGTAAAACTAAACTTCGTGTTTGGGACATATCTATATAATATAGTTTCATAAAAAAAATTGAAATATTTAATTCTAATTATCTAAATAATCTTGGATACCTATACAAATATATCCGAGTCCTTAATGTTGCCGATGTCGTGTGCGTGGTATGCGTCGATGGCAGCAGCGAGACCAATTTTTTTAGGGTCGCCAGTGAGCAATGCTGGGATTATTTTCCTAACGTGTGGATTTTCAAGCGTTTTTACATTCTTGGAACCAGCAGAGGCAAGTGAAACAATATCGCCAGCAGAGCGATAGACATTCTGGTTGTTTTTGACTTTCTGCCCGATGGTCTGGCCCGGGTCGAGCGCATACACCTTGTCCGACTTCTTGGCGATGTCCTGTACAATTCGGCCGCCGAGGCTATGACCAGTTATGCTCACATCAGCAGGATTATATTTTGCTTTGGCTTTCTTCAATGTTTCGTCGGCTTGTTTGTATCGGTCAGTATCACGATATCCCCCTACAATGTTTTCGTATCCTCTCTCAAACTTGTTTCTCCAAGATGAAGGCAACAATGCGGATATACCACGCTCTAAAGGCTTGCCAATTGCTTTGATGCCTTTGCCGATTGTTCCACCGAGAGCCAGCTTTGCGTCCACGTTGACCCAGTCATTCAATGATTGAGACCCTGTGACGTTGTAGAGGAGCTTCTTGCTTTCGGGATTAAAATAAACTTGCTGATTCTCATTGCTCAGCTTTTTGTCAATCTGGTAACCATATTTTGCCATCTCTCCCCCTTGTTTATTTTGAGGTAAATAGCCAACCCGTAAAGAATCGTAAAGAGACACACCAGGACGGTTTGAATTGGGGATAGCATTCATAGATATATAATTGAATTATATATTTATTGGTGTTTCTTGGCTAAAATCTCCTCCAACGGTGTTCGCTTGGTTGCTTCTCGCTGCCAATCTTCGACCATATAATAGAGGGAAGGAAATTGTTGTAAGAGTCCAGGAAATGCTCGCTCAAACAAGCGTTCGTAATATTCAATGTGAAGATGCTCGTTTACACCGAACCGTTCTGGGACAAATCTAAAGTCAGCCTCTATTAGTTTATATACCAAACTATCTGGCAAGTTCTCTAAATCAATGGTATATTCTCTCTCATTCTCTTTGACAAAGTCAGCCATATATATTAACCAATAGAAAGATTTATTAAATCGTCAATTTTCCGACCCATATCTTTATACATGCCAGCTCTATTTAAAAATAATGATTCATCGGAATCAATCCCAAGTGCCTGTGAAAAGTCGTCATAGTAATCACGCATAGTTTGTAGAGTAGTATTTTTAGTATTTGGTGGTAGTGGTCCAAGCCCGTTTAATTGCAAATATTCATTTCTGGTGGGTTTGCCTCTCTTTATTTGACCAAGACCTTCAACTTTACCAAGACCTTCAACAACACCAAAAATTCCTTGAACAGGTTGGAAAGGCTTACCACCCCCACCGCTTGTAGGAATACCTTCTTCCTCTCCGCTTTCAGCAAAAAACTCAGTTTGTGTTTTAATTGGTGCCTCTCTCGGACCACCTTCGTTTAATGATTGAGTAAATGCTTGTGCACCTTCTTGCACATCTGGAAGTAAAATTGCAGAAGATTGTCTTGTTGGTTCAGATGAAGCTCCAAATTTTCCAGACTGAATATTAGCAAGACCACTTTCAAGTTGCCCAAATTTTCCAGCAACTGCTGTTGCCAATCCGCCAACAAATCGTTCCTGCTGTCGAACATCCTCCAATCGTTGTTGTGCCACTTCGGCTCGTAAAGCGGCAATCCCAGCATTATTCCTCTCTTGAATATCCTCTATTTCTTGCTGGCTCATACCAGGTTCAATCTGTCTCAACGCAAACAGATTGGGGTCACTTCGCTCGGGTTCGCCTTCCAGAGAAGTCACAGACCCGACCATGTCGTTGTCTTGCCGAATGTCAGCAGGCAGTTTAGAGGATTTACGCTTTTTAGGTTTACTTTTGAAAACGCCGAGTTTAGCTAACTGGTCGAGCATTTTAACCATAGAATCTGTTTTAACAGAAACATGATTGTAATTCGTATTTGAGAGGTTTGGCATATATTATCTGACTATATATTAAATGAGCATAAACAATTTGGATTTCACAAGCTACAATTACTTGACAAACCAGGCAGCAATAAATGCTTACGAAGTGAATACAGAAGTTTTGACTAAATCGCCGAATCCGGATATCACAAATATTGAGTTCAATCAACTGGATGGAATACATACAAATGAAACAATCCAAGACCAAATAGACGGCATTATCGCTGGTTTAGAAACGATAGGTTATTGGGGGGCATTCTGGAGCAATATAGACCAAGCAAACGCTGGTGCGACAAGCGTCAATTTTATGACAGTTAATAATAGCGACCCCAGCAACAATGGGGTACAAATAGGTGCGACCAGTTCGCAAATAAAAGTGTTGAATGCTGGTGTTTATAATATTCAGTTTTCGGCACAAGTAGATAAAACCGATGGAGGCCAAGACACAATCGAAATTTGGTTTGCTAAGAACGGAGTCAATATTGCAGACAGCAATAGTATTTACACAATGGAAGGCAACCCCGATAAATTAATAGCAGTGCTTAATTTTATGCTTTCCCTCAATGCAAATGATTATATTCAGATTGCGTGGCATTCAGCAGATGTAGATATGTTTTTACATCATGATACGGTAGGTGCGTCTCCCACAAGACCAGCAACGCCGAGTGTAATAATAACGGTTCAGCAGGTGACAAATGCATTGGCGGGGCCTACAGGAGCAACGGGAGCAACGGGACCCTCAGGAACCAATGGAACAAATGGAACCAATGGAGCAACTGGAGACACAGGACCTACAGGACCGGGAGGACCATCAGGAGGACCAACAGGAGCAACAGGACCAACCGGACCATCTGGCGGACCCACAGGACCCACAGGACCACAAGGAAACAATGGAAACAATGGAGCAACAGGACCAGCAGGACCCGCTGGTGATGGTCCAGTTGCGTATGCTGCATTGGCTTTAGCAACCACAACGGCGGCAGGATTATCAGCATACATAGTTTCAAACAATGCGTCACAGGCAGTGCAAGATGCTGCAATTGGTGTATTACAAGGCGAAATGAATACAGTTCAGGCAAATGTGTTAGATTTACAAACAAAAACAACCAGCCAATCTTTTTCTGCCATATCAGGGACTACATTTTCAGGGCGTGTCAATATTGGAAGCACTATTGCAGGTGTTGAACTCAACCAAACAGTGGCAAGTGTATTTGGTTCTGGAATCACTTCTTCGGGACTAATCTCAACAACAAATGTTTTTACAAGCACAGGAGGCACATCTCAGATGGATTCGCTACTTGTGAATAATAATTTTGAAGTAGCAAATGATGCAACCATAACCGCAGGAGAAATGTATATAACACGAACCCTACTTGACTCACAAAAGAAACTGGTATTATATGATAATAACACAGGCAACGATTATGACTATTTGGGTTTCTGGACTGATGATGGCGTAGGCAGTCGTAAGTTTTTAAATTGTGAAATAGATGGAGACAGCAATTCTGCGTTTCAGTGGTATTATGGAAATGGACTCGGGACAGCAAGAACATTAATGAAATCTATGAACCAAACACTGGAAACCAGTTATATTCCAACATCAAAGTTTTTAAAATCTGCTGGATTTACACAGGAAATAGCACTTGTTAAAGATTCGCCAAATAACAGAGTCAGAATAGATATGATTGGCGATACAGCACTAATTGGGCAATTTGATGGGCAGATTATTCAGGAAGAAGGCAACGGCGTAAATGACAATACAGGTATAATGACAATTCAAAGTGGTAATCTTATTTTAAATGCTCTTACACCAGCAACAGGTGAAATAGAATTAAATACTGTAATTTTGGATGTTAATACAACTGGCGCAACAACAATTGACGCATTGGGAATAACATTGACCGCCACCACCGATAATATTACATTACAAGCTACAAACGCATTTGCTGATATAATAATAACTGCTGGTGATACATTAATTTGCACAAGCACAGCAGAAACAGAAATTAATTGTGGTTTATTAGATATTAATGCTTCTGGAAATATTACGATGGACGGACAAGCAATAGCAATAACAGCAACAGGAGCGGGGAATGATATTACAATTACAGCAGCAGATGACATTATTACATCAAGCAATCAAATTACAATGACTACGAGTGTATCGGCAGCAACTGCTATCATTCATACTAGCGTAACGACAGGAACCGACTTGTCATTAGAAAACAACACTAGACCTGGATATTTAATGAGACTAAGTCAATCTGGAGGTGCTACTGCTGGTTTATCTCTTCAAGGTGTGAATAACGGAATAAACACGATTAAATCGAATGGGGCAGCATCTACTTTGAAATTAGATAGTGCAGGTGCTGTAACAATAGATAGCATCACAACCACGTATATTACAGCATTAACTGACATAGGTCTTAGTGCAACTGATATCAGCATAACTTCAACTGGTAGTGCCAATGGAACTATAACTTTATCAGCGAATGAATCAATAACTGTAACAGCAGGAACTGATATTTTTGTGACAGCAGTTCAAAACGTCCAAATCACGTCGACGGCTGGTGATTTAGATATGACAGCAACCGATATGACGTTTTACTTGCCTACTGCTGGAATATGTAGATTTAAAAATAATTCAGTTAATAAATTGAATATTGAAAATACTAAGGTGGAAGTTGTTACTAATTTAATCGTTCAGCAAGACACTTATCCACCAACAAACAGTTCTGCTTTGGGTTATACGGATACAGAATCAACAACTACTGACCCTATGACAAATGCCCTCGCTGAAAGAAGTAATTTTAGCTTACCATCAAAGGGTGTATGGTTGGTTATATGTGGTTATGAGTTTTCATCTAACGCAGCAAATACGATTGAGTTAAAACAAGTAGTTGTATCTCTAACAACCGCAAGCAACGTCGCTGCTGCTCCAGGATTAACATATCTGGAACAAATAGATGAGACAGCACCGTCAGCACAAGCAAGACAGCGAGGGACAATCACAGGCGTGGTCTCTGTCACTGCTGCTACAACAATTTTTGTAAATGCTCGTTCAACTGTTGCTTCTGGAACAAATACAAAATTGGTTACAAATGTTAGTTGGACTCGCATCGGATAAATTAAAATCTTTGCAAAAATTATATGTCATCATTTTCTTTTATCAAACCTCGGAACGGACTTTGGAAAGAAGCCAAGATAGCCAAAGTCCATGCGCGTATTCTTGACACGATAACAAACCTACCTCACGAGATTCGTGAGAACAAACACAATATGGAATTGGTTTCCCTTGTGTGCAATATTATTGAGAACTGTGGAATTAACAATAGTGATAAATCGGATAAGCTTAAAATCGATAAAAAGGTTTTGCTGATACAAGTTTACAAATCCCTCTATGGAACCCTCTTACCGACTGACATAGACACGCTACAAAAAAACTGTGAATTCCTTTGGGATAATGGTCATATCGTAAAACACCCAGCGTGGAAGTTATGCGCATACAGTGTTGTTGATTGGTTTAAGCGAAAGGTTCTTTGAATAATCCAGGCGATAAAAGACAAATGCTTTGAATACATACAGGACTATTTAGTCAATCGTTTCTTAAAACAAGTCAACGCATCTCGTGCGGTTGTTATTGCTGTTAATACTATAATGTCGTTTGATGCTTACTATGCTATCCGGTCTTTGCTTGGATACTATGGGTTGAGCAAGTTCATTAATGCGGTGTTCTGGTTCTCTATATTGTTGTAGGGGGCGAAGCCCCCATAGCGGGGCGGAGCCCCGCGTGGCGAACGGAGTGAGCCACACACACACAACTGCCACACTGAAACCAGTGTGGCGGTTTATCTATGACAGATTAAACTGATTTTCAGTGTGGACTTACGCACCAGATGCCATTTAAACCGATTTAACCGAAATTAAACGGTTTTACGAACGGTTTATTTAAATAAAATATTTTAATTTATTAAACTGGGAGCAAAACCGTTTAATTTCGGTTTAAACGCTCTTAACCCGCTCTACTCGCACTGGTTTTTCAACTTTTGCGTATGGTCTCTTGCTGTCCGCTCTGGGTTCAGTGTGGTGTGTTCGCTTCGCTCACGCGGGGCTTCGCCCCGTTTATAAAAAGAATTGAGAAATTAAACAGCTTAAAGTCTTTAGCAATAGTATAGCAACCATGAACTTCACCGACCAAATCAAAACTAACAAGCCCAAGATAAGCGCTGGCTCATTAAAGACATACAACAGTTTGCTCCGCTCCATTTACAAGGGCGCATTCGGCGCAAGCGACAAACCCGATGCCTCACTATTCACCAAACGCTATGGCAAGGTGCTCGACCACCTCAGTGAAAAGGCGGCGAACACAAGGAAGACATACCTCGCAGCACTTGTGTGTATCGCTCCCTCTGTTGAGTCATATAAAAAAGAAATGATGTCCGATATAGCTAGCTACAGAGAGGAAACTAATAAGGGTGAGATGACCGATAAACTCGAAGAGTCCGCTATCAATGCCGATGAGATTCGCAACATTACCGCTTCTCTCAAACAGAATGCCGACGCGCTATTCCAGAAAAAGACCCACAGGGTTCCCGACCTGATGGAGATTCAAGAGTATATAATAATGTCATTATACAACGGCCATGTCGTTCCACGCCGCTCGCTGGATTATGTAGAGATGAAATACCAGAACTACGATAAGAAAACAGAGAACTATGTAGACCTTGACCGGGACTTGTTTGTGTTCAACCGATTTAAGACTGCCAAGAAGAACGGCGAGGAATTGAAGGGGACCCAGGTGTTGGAGATTCCAGCATCTCTGAAAAAGATTCTTATGAAATGGATTGCTGTTATTCCACAAGAGGTTGATACGCTCTTATTCAATTCAAACTTGGAGCCTCTATCAGCCGTGTCTCTTAACCAGCGCTTGAACAAAATCTTTGGTGGTGCCAAAGGCGTAAACTCATTGCGTCATTTCTACTTGACATCTAAGTATAAGGAGTTGATTCAAGAGACCGAGAAGATGTCAGCCGATATGGAGGCAATGGGCTCCTCCGTCGCCCAAGCTAAGAACTATATCAAAATCCATGATAAAGAGTAGGTATATAAAAAGATACCGAATGATATATTATAATATGAAATACATCATTTACAAGATACAAATCAACGATTACATTTACATCGGGTCTACAAAACAATTTGCTGTTAGAAAAGCTACTCATAAACGCTGTTGTAATAATGGCAGAGATATTTTTGTATATAACACTATTCGTGAGAACGGCGGATGGGACTGTTGTTCAATGGTGCCTATACGAGAGGTTGAGGTCGAAACGAAACTACAAGCCCGCATCATAGAGGAGGAGGAGCGTGTTAAGTATAATGCACAAATGAATGCAATACGCGTGTATAGAACAGAAGAAGAGCGCATTGCGGATAACAAAGAGCAAAAGGTCCTTTATCGTCAAAGCGAAGCAGGCAAGGCGAAATATAAGCTTTGGGTCGAAGCAAATAGGGAAACGATTAACGAATATCATAGAAAATGGCGCGAAGCTAAAAAGGCTGAACAATCCTCTAAGCCCAATGTATAATGGAGAAAAACGATGTATACTATTTTCACCAAACGCCACAAGCACTTTGTCAAGAATTGATTAAGCATGTAGATTTATGTCACGGCGATAAAGTGTTTGAACCATTCCGCGGAGAGGGCGCATTTTATAATTCATTTCCAGATTTTGTTGAGAAAGACTGGACGGAAATAACCGAGGGGCGTGATTATAAAGATTACACGGGCGACATTGATTGGGTGATTAGTAATCCACCATTTAGGCTTGATGACGGGGTGAAGAGAGAAAACGCATTTTTCAAACTATTGAAATACTATACTGCCAAGGCAAACAAGGGAATCGCCTTTCTTGGTAATGACCGATGTTTTGCAACTCTGACACCAAAGCGATTGGATGAAATGGAAAAGACTGGATGGTATATTCATGATATTGTAGTATGTAATATCAAGAAGTGGAGAGGCAGATACTTTTTCATTATTTTTAAAAAGTCCCCAAGCCAATTTTACAAACACATAGTTGGAAGTTTTTAATTTTCCCTCTGCCTCTATTGTATATGTCTGACAATTTAGCAATTTCGCGACTCATTTATCCAAATCTTACACCCGAACAAATCATTTTAGATTTCTACCAACTATGCCTATTTAGAGGAAATCCAAAAATGAAATTGCGAGTTGGCGCGGACTTTGTAAACTATTTCACCCACGCGGAGAGGATGAACACTGTTGGTCGTTCCGGTATTAGTTTCATAGACTTCTTAAACAACAAAGATAACGTCCTCTCAAAGGGCTACGTCCAAAAATTAGTTGCATGGTATGATGAGGTGGAGCCTTGGAGAGGCGAAGTGTGGGTCCTCTATCGTATATTCAATTTGTACTGGGGTTCAATAAACATATTACAGCCTCACATCGCAATGTCAGTGTTCGACCGCTTTAAACCCACTTGTGTGCTGTCTCCTTGTGCTGGCTGGGGCGGGTTGCTCACTGCCGCGTGTGCCTATTCTGTGCCACGATGGATTGGCTGTGAAACCAATGAGGCGCTCAAAGAGCCATATATGAAAATGATACACGAGCTTCACAAGCATTCCACAACTGAGATTGATATGAACTGGGTTTCTTCTCTGGATTTTGACTACTACTCGGTGGGCTACGATATGGTATTCTATTCGCCGCCATACTATAACATTGAGAGGTATACAGACCAGCCGTATAGAACAAAGGATGAGTGGAACCAATTTTATGAAATTTTATGCTCACGCTCTTGGAGGGGGCTAATGAAGGGCGGCTGGTACTGCGTCATTATTTCGAACGAAATCTACGAAGTGTATCGGCGTGTTATCGGGTGGTGCGCCGACATCGTCATCCCAATGCCAAACAAGCGCCGGTCCGCATTTCATATCTACTCGGAAAACGTTTTTTGCTGGCATAGATAATAGAGGCTGAAAAATTATAGCATAATATGTTATTATGACTCAACTTCTTAATGGCGATATGACAAAAGAGATTCGTCTAGCATCTCTATTCGCTGGTTGTGGAGGACTTGACTATGGATTTCATAAGAATACCAGATATACGCATGTATTCGTAAATGACTTTGATGAAGAAGCATGTAAAACCTACGAGAAAAACTTCAAGATTAAACCTACATGCGGTGATATTAAGGAGATAAAAACGATTCCTGATTGTGATATCCTTATTGGCGGGTTTCCTTGTCAGGGATTCTCGATGGCAAATCCATATAGAGATGAAAAAGACACACGAAACGAACTGTATCTTGAAATTCTACGTTTGCTTAAACTAAAACAACCAAGATACTTCCTACTTGAGAATGTGAAAGGTCTCTTAAACACAGGCGGTTATGATACAAAAGAGGATAAGAAAAAACAAACAGGTAAAGTTATGAAAGTAATTCTAAATGACTTGACGAATTGTGGATACAATGTGCAGTTTAAACTGTTTGATATTAAAGAATACGATGTTCCTCAAAAGAGACAGCGTGTTATTATTATTGGGGTTCGTTCTGACATTCACTTTACCCCTAAATGGCCTGAGCCTTCTAAAAAAATCTTAACATTGAAAGATGCTATTGGAGATTTATCGATTGAATATAAAACAGATATCCAACATATTGGAACAAAGCATAAATGTGCGGTAACTGGATATCTTGGAAACCGAGAACTCAAATGGGACGAACCTTCTCCAACAATTACAGGACGGGGTGGTGGAAGTGGCGGACCTATTATTCATAATCATCCTTCACTAAAAAGAAGATTGACCGTGCGAGAATGTGCGAGGATTCAGACATTTCCGGATTCGTTTGAATTTGTAGGTTCTATCTCATCTATGTATAGACAACTTGGTAATGCAGTCCCTTGTAAGTTTTCAGAGTTTCTCAGCACAATCTTTGAAACCGCCCCTTACCCGAGCAAAATGAATTAAAAAAATGGTGTGTTGATTTTGCCCCGTTTTTTGCTGGCATAGATAATATAGGCTTAATATATAATGCAACGATTTAGCAAACAAGAAAGACAGAACCGCATAATTACATTAAACTATTTTGACCGCCTTAGAAAGGCCATCGCACCACCCATGGTGCTAGAACCGCCAGAGACCAGCGACTTCGTGTTGTTGCCATTACCACCAAAACCCGATGGCTATAAATCCTCCCAATCTTCCTCGGCCAAGATTGTTTAGGAATATATATTCCCAAAAGGATTTAAGAATATCTGATAGTATTATATAGAAATATGCCTACAAGTGAAGCACAAAAAAGAGCATCCGCCAAATGGAGTGCCGCTAATAAAGAACGCCACGACGCTTTAAAGAAAAAATGGGTCGAAGATAATCGCGCTTACGTGAACGCGATTGTGGGAGCAAACAACAAAAAATACTATTGGCGTAATAAAGAGTTCGCCATTTTCCGCCAAATCCTTCTGGACCCATAATATTTAGGAGAATCTAATCTTAAATCAAAACCATTTAGAAATAATATGTTTGTATTATTTATAAACCCCGATGTCCGCCCTTCAACCATTTTCATTCACCCTGAAACGCTCTGATTTTGCCACATCTATTTTTTGTGGTGTCCCCTGCTATGAAGTTGTTGACCCAGAAATGTGCAATGGGTTTATTGTGAATAAAATGGGAATCAAGTTTCATAAAACCGGAAAGTTCAAAAATATGCCCTACAAAAACGAGCAAGAGTTGCTTATCAATTATCGTCAGAATTATATTACCAACACTGATAAAGTGAGGGTTGAATATATTATGCCTCGTCATCGTTGGGGGCGTGTCCAGCCCATCGGGTCATTGTCGCAGAGCTTATTTCACCGCCCAACTCGACATACATTCTGTGCGCCCAACTACAAAGATTTTGATATGGTCAATTGTCAGCCGTCTGTTATCAATCAAGTTTGTATGCAGCATAATATTATCAATACCCAATGTCAGGCTTATTGCCAAGACCCCAAAAAATGGAGGCGCACTGTAGCAGAGCATCATTATTTGAGGCCCGTGTTAAATACGGAGACTGGGGTTATTATATCTCCTTATGAACAGGCAAAGAAGCTCTTTATTTCGTTGGCATTTGGAGGTTCATATGCTGAGTGGCAGAAGACTTGGAGGGCCGAGGGGGCCGACATCGGTGAAGTTGTCGCCATGGAAAAAGAATTGTTGTCTGTGATGGATTTGCTATACAGTAAAAATGCCGATATGATTGATGATGTCTCAAATGATGTGTGGTTGAAAAAAAACAAGCAAGCCAGGAAGCGCTCTATAATGGGATTGTGGGCTCAATCTGTTGAGCGACTAATTCAGGAGTCTTGTATTTCAAAAATATGCGCGGATTTTGGTTTTAATTTGGAGGCTATTGTCCCATGTCAGGACGGCTTTATGATTTTAAATGATGACCTGAAAAATGCGGATATATTGTCAGCAATGGAGACTCACATTTTGGCCACATTTGGATTTGATATCAAATGGGAAGTAAAAGCATTTGACGAACAATTGCCTGAGGGTATTCCAAAGGTGCCTCTTATAGCACCGGTTGTTCCCGAAGTTGTAGCCCCAAAAATAAATAACGAGTTTTCATTTGAAACCATCGCAGCGACATTTGAAAAGACCCATTGTAAAATTACCAATATTGCGTCGTTTGTAAAAACACAAGATAATGGAGACATCATTATGACAAAAGCGGGTCTGACAACAGCTTACGAACATATGACATACGAAGCCGTCGTAAAAGGTGAAATTGTGAAATTGAACTTTATTTCCAAGTGGCTTCATAATAATCCAAATATTCGTCTTTACCGTGAAATTCAAATTGTACCACCTGATTTGGAGGTTCCAGATAATGTTTATAACGCATGGAGAAACTTCAAAATGACATCAATAAAAACATATGTTGAAAAACCAGCTGCCATTAAATTGATTTGCCACCATATTAAAATCCTCTGTAATCATGACGCATATTGTTATGAGTATTTCATCAAATGGATAGCCTGCCTAATTCAATTCCCGTCCATCAAGCTATCAATGCCCGTTTTTGTATCCAGAGAAGGAGGTGGCAAGGGTTCGCTATTGCGATTTTTTGTTGCTATCTTGGGGGCATCGAAAATATTACAAACCCAAGAACCCAGCAAAGAAGTCTGGGGTGAGTTCAATTCATTGATGTTGAACGCTTATTTGGTATGCCTTGATGAAATCTCAAAAAAAGAGATGAGTGGTTGCGAGGGAAAAATCAAGGGGTTGATTACTGAACCCACCGTTCGCATTAATGACAAAGGCAAGTCGCGGTTTGAGGTGCCATCGTATCATAAGTTCATTGCGTTTTCAAATCCAGATGCTTACGGAAACGAACCTATGACCACAACAGAAGGCGACAGGCGAAAGTGGTTCGTACAATGCAGTGATGAGTTGGTTCAAAATAAGACGTATTTTGATGCGTACTACGCGACCCTTGATGATGTAGATTCAATGAAGACTGTGTTTGAGTATTTTAATATGATGCCCGATGCCAAGGCCGTATTGGCTATGAAATTGCCCGTTACAGAATATAACCGCAATCTGAAAGAGATGGCAGTGCCGCCGTTGAAACTATTTATGACCGAGTTTATGAAGTCCAACGGTAAAAAAGTAATTGCCACAGCAGAACTATTTGCGCTATTTAAAGAATGGACCGCTGAGACAGGTATTCTATACGAATGCAATAGTTTGCAGTTTGCATGCCGCTTGGCAAATTTGAATATTGCCGGTATGGCAAAAACTGAGAATGTTGGCACAAAGGCTTTAAAGGGGTGGTCGTTTGATATCCAGAAATGTAGGGATGCTTTGGGGATTCAGGGGTGCCAGATTATGTTATAAGAAGGTGATGACGACCAACCCGCTAACCCGCTAGTCAACCCGCTATTTTGTTTTATGTTGTCTTTGTTGTGTTTCCTTACTGTATCTGGTGTTATTATTATTATTTCTAAAAAATAATAAGAATAAAATAGCGGGTTAGCGGGTTAGCGGGTTATATCGTCCCTTCTTAAAAAACAAAAAACACATTTTCGGATTTTAGGGAAATCCCACAATTGCAAAATAGAAACACACAATTCTATACCGAGTTAAAAAGCAGGCCGCGGCCGCTAACCCTCCCAGACCCGCTAAATTAAATAAATTTTCTACTTTTTCGTTTTCAAATGACACTGATAACACCGCTTATACCCCTTCTGCTTCTGGATTTCACAGCTCTCACAGGTTGGTTCTTTTTTCTTCTCAGGCATAACTGGTGGATTGTGTATCCAGACCGCCTTTGCGTAGGCCCATAGTCGTCTATTTTCTGCCGATGAACAATATTTTATTCTATGAATGTAATCAACATCTTTTATCACTTGATTGAAAGCAATTTGATGATAAGCCCCCCCTTCATTATTGTAGAACTTCTCGTGCCATTTACGATAGGCATTGATAATATCGGCTTCCTCCTCGTTCCAGTTGAAATATTTCATACAGCTGCTGCCAATTGGGAATAAAGTTTTTTCATTGTGCCAATTTTTGATAGAATAAATATATCGACAATCCTCTTGCCCACAAACACATGTTACCGAGTCAGCAATATTATAATTATTCACATACCACTCTCCCGCTGCTACTTCAAATATATTACTAACGCTGGATTCTAATATTGCTGCGCGTAATGCTGGTCTCATAGATGAACTGTCTGTCATTTTTTTTTTTTTATTTATGACTATATAATACACAACTAAAAACGTTTTCAATTTTTTGGGCTTAATTAAACGACGACTCAAGAAATCGTGGTTTAATGAAAAACTGGCAAAATATAAACCGCGGTTTAAACGCGGGGCTCAAAGATTAAACCGCCGTTTAAACGCTGCGATGTTGCCATCCATGGAGGTATAGTCGCCCCATAGAATGAAGCGACTCAATGCCCCAGCAGTGTAGGGATTAGTCCAGTCCTCATTGACACGATGCCGGGCAATGTAGGCGGCTCGTTTGTTTTTGTCCTGGTGGTCTATATAAGTGGAGGCGCCTGCGGCGCCGAAGTGAACCTTGGTCCCATCCCTGAATGTAGCGAGGAAGCGTTTGCCCTTACGAGTGGATTTAGTAATATTCATATAATATGAGAGGATATATTATATGAAGACACCAGAGAAACAGCACGAAGCTTGGCAGCGCTGGTACGATACACACAAAGATGAATATAATGAAATGCGCTCACGACAAAGAGATGCTAAACGAGGATACGTGGTGAATGACTCGGTTCACAGACGGTGTGATGAACCACACCCAAACCCGAATGTAAAAATTGTTGTCAGAAAGGTGATGACAGCAACGGAACAGCGTAGGCGCAAAATAACGTTGGAATTGGAGAAAGTTGAGAGGCGACGAGCACAATGGATTAAGGAGCACGAATCAAATGCTTCTCATCAACCCGAGCAGCCTTGCCCCCCATAACGGCAGAATAAACCCGTGCTTGGGCCCACTGCTCGGGAGACCGTATTCCTTTCCTGACTGATTGTGGATTGGTTTTAAAAGCCCCCACGCCTTTGTCAAAAATGGTCTCCAATCCCGTTTTCTTATAACCGGTAATACGACTAATGTCTGCTAAACTATGAGGTTGGCTAGGTTCAAATCCATATTTTTTATTAAACTTCTGCTTGTAAGTGAAAGCCATATATACTATTACTCGAAATAACAAACTGGGCCAGTAGGCTTCTCTTCTTGTCGATTCACTTTAAACATAGAGGCTTTATTTTGCTGAGTCTTGGTAGCTCGTGACTCCTTCTTAGGTGGAGGGGCTTCCTCCTCGGATTCGCTGTCCTCCTCATAGATGATGGTCTTTTTCTTTGGCTTCTTCTTCTTTTTGACAATGATGATTTCTTCCTCTGATTCGCTTTCCTCTATTTCCTGTACTATGGGTGGCTTTTTCTTGGGTGCCTTAATTGGCTCCTCTACAACTTTGGGGGCCTTGGCTTTCTTTGGTGGCGGGGCGACCTCCTCTACAACTTCCTTCTCTTCCTCAGACTCGGGCGGCGGAGCCGCCTTCTTTGGTGGGCCGTTCAACTTCTCTTTTACCATAGCTAAGACAGCCTTCTTGGTGGGGTCGAGTGTCTTATTGCCCTGTGATTTAGCAGTCGAGGCCGCCCTCATTTTTTCAAAAGAGGCAATCTGCGCTGGGCTCCTCTCCTTTTTTGATTTGGTTTTAGTAAGTGGCTCGGTATCGTCGTGTGGTTCGTTGTCATCCATGATATATACCAGTGTGAGAAAATAAAATGGCGTAATTAAACAACGCCCTAAATATATGGGTATAGCGTATAATGCCACTCGATATTAGTGAAGTACCCAATAACAAGTTCCAAGCTACCAAACCAGTCAAGGAGTCTATGGATAAATACATCCCCGATATTGTAGAGGGAATCTCTCGCAGGAATGGAATGATTTACTTGATGATAGGAAGTGGTGGGTCAGGCAAGACAAGCTTGCTCTTGAATCAGTTTAGAAAGGGTGGGGCTTACCATCGCAAGTTTCACCACCTCTATTTGTTCACACCGGCAATCAGTTTCCAGAGTGTGGTCAAGCATCCGTTTGAGAAACACGATAAAGTAATCAATGAGCTGACACGCGACAACTTGCAAGAGTTGTATGATGAACTGAAATCCAGAAAGGAAGACAGAGAGGAAGACGATGATATGGAATACAATTGTGTGATTATCGACGATATGGCAAATTCGCTCAAAGAGAAAGACGTTCAGCGATTATTGAATACGATGCTAATCAAGGCTCGTCATCTCAATACGTGTTTTATATTCACACTACAATCTTACCTCTATATGCCGAAGATGCTCAGGAAGCAAACAACGTTTGCCACGATATTCAAACCGAAGAACAGAGAGGAATGGGATTCGCTGAATAAAGAACTGATACAGATGCGCGACGAAGACGCGCGACAGTTGTTTGAATATGTTTATGACAAGGAATATGCTCATCTAGACATTGATACCATAGAGGGAAAAATGTATCGTAATTTCAATGAACTGACGATAAAGAAGCCAGGCGATATTTAGAAAGACAAAATCTAACGATATAATAACTTATGGAGCACATTAATAGCATTCAAATCTACCTAAACTCGCGGTATGCCTCTGAAACAGTAAGTGATAACATAGCAAACAGTATTTACTATTTGCCTGTGATTACAATTCCAGATGGGCACCACATTTACCTCTCACTCCAATCCGCTAACATCCCGTACTCCTTCTACTCCATCAGCGATTTCGATAACACCTTCATCTTTGGTCTCGTTGGGGACCCAGCAACTACAGCCTATATACAACCAGGAAACTATACAATAACCCAACTTATAAGTGCAATCGAAACAGCAATGGGTGCATCGTATACAATAACTTACAGTAGTATAACCAGTAAACTCTTGATTACTCATGCGACAACCAATTTTATAATATATGCCTCTACAATTAATCACATCCTTGGATTTAGTAAAACGACGAACACAACATCGGCTGCGAATCTCCTCTATGGGAGAGACTGTGTGAATCTGAATCAAATCCGCGCCATCAATGTAGAGGTAAACTTTCCGACATATAATGTCAATATAGCGCAACCATACAATCAGAACATCCTGGCAACAATACCGGTGTATGTTGCGCCATTTAGCATAATCACATATACCAACCCCAATAATTTTAGAACCAACCTCTACGTGAATAAATTAGACCAAATCCAAATCCGGCTTTTAGACAACGAAGCGAGATTGTTAAATATGAATGGAATACAATACCAAATGACGTTTCAACTAGATTGTGTGAAGTTCACCGATGAATAAAATATAGGCATACCCTATAATGATTGGCTATAAACTCCCTTTAGGAAAACAGATGATGGGCTTCAAAATGCCCCTTGGAAAAATGAGACTTGGTTCAAAGATTCCTCTATTGATGCGCCCTGTTGCCAGAGAAGTGGCGGATGCCTTAGTTCGCAAAGTTTCTGGTGGTTTAGAAAGACGGATTTTGAAACGTTAAATCCTCGGCAAAACATTTAGACAATTCCAAATGTTTTTTATCTGTGGCAATATTATAACATGATTCCCGCAAACCTCAAATATCAGTCCAAGGTTGAGTCCGCACCCGCAAGAAGATTTCTTACGCAAATTCAGCCGCAGGGCTCTACATCCTTCGGTATGGGTGAGACCATCACCATCAACATCCCCACAAGAGCCAACACTGCTCTCATCCCCTCCGAGTCCTATTTGAAAGGCACTTTAAATCTTTCTTGCGGGACTGCCGATGCCACTGCTGCAACTTTCGAGTCAGCTGGTATTCACGGTTTCATCCAGAGAATCAGGGTTTTTCACGGCTCAAACTTGCTCGAGGATATTGACAACTATGCCCAGTTGGCGAAAATCCTCTATGATTTCCAAGCTTCCGACGATGCGGTTAAGGGTCGCCTTGCGGTCACTAGTGCGACCAACCCTCAATATAATGTTACCTCCGGAACCATTGTCCGAGGTGTAAATCGTGGTGCCACGACCGCTGTTACAACCGCCGCCACCACTGTTCCCTTTGCCATCAACTTGATTTCGCTCTGTGGTGCTTTGGCCGGTGATAAGTACTTGCCCTTGTGGCAGATGACCTTAAATGGGGGTCAAAATGCGTTTTCAAAAAATTCGCAAGTCGTATGTTAATACGGCAACACATCCAAATTGCGGGGATAACTTGTAAGGTCTATGCTACTAAACCATAGTGGAAACATTATGGTGGCGGTTGTTAATCACAATCGGTATAGTAAAAATGCATAGAATAAAGTCAATCCGCAGCCAGTCTTCTAAGTCCGTTATGATAGGATATGAAGGCGGTTCAACGACTAAATGCCTGTGGGTGTCAAATGATGGTCTAATCAACCTGATGATGCTTAAGATATAGTCTAGCCCCACCTGAGAAGGTGCTTGTCCCATTTAAAAAGACAAGACGCTTAATAAGAGGAAATGCTTATTAGTTATAGCGTGGTATGGAGCGCCGCTCCCCTCCGCGTAGAAATCGTTTTGAAATCAACAGTTTTTACATCTATGTTGTTGGTTTCTGCTGCTACGACTGTGACTCCGATATTTACAATGACATCGGTAAATTACTGCGGAGAGTTCTTAGAACTCCCTGATAGTGCCATCTCTGCTATCAATGCGGGGTCTTCTAACCCAATGCAGATGGTCTTGCCTTCTTACAGGTCTTTCACCAACAGTGCCGCAATCACAACTGCGGGAACTTCAGTCAGTTTTCCAATTCCGGCCAAGTACAGCAGTCTCAAGA